GTTGTTATTGCTGGCAACGGCACAGTAGAAGCGGCGCGAAAACTAGGCATTAAAGCGTTAGAAGTTGTGCGTGTGCCTGTTGATTGGTCAGAAGAAAAGATAAAGGCGTACGCGCTCGCTGACAACCGCACGGCTGAATTGGCAAGTTGGGACGCGGAAATATTGTTATCGCAACTTAATGAGTTAAATATTGCCGATTGGGACATTAATGCACTTGGCTTTAAAGAGTTTGAACTAAATCCGCCTAAAGATTCAGACGCCGACACCGATATGAAAAGCATTGGCGAACGTTATGAAGTTGTTATTGAGTGCGAAGATGAAAACGAACAAACGGCACTACTTATCCGCTTATCGCAAGACGGCTTAAAAGTCAGAGCAATCATTATCTAACGGAAGGCACAAAATGGGTAAAGTAATTCGCCTTGAAAGCACAATCACGCGCACGGCACGTGTAATGCAATTAGAAGGCTTGTTTGATATGGATTCTGAAAAGAATTCTGTTACAGAAATTGAAATGAATATCCCCGATTTAGGCACGCGTGATTGGAACATTGGTTTAATTGTTGGGCCATCAGGCGCTGGCAAAAGCACAATTGCGCGTGAGATGTTTCCCGAAAAGTTACGTGACACGGAAAATATGATTTGGTCGGAAGATAAGGCAATCATTGACGATTTTCCTATTGATATGCCAATGCGTGAAGTAACGCAATTACTCTCATCTGTTGGCTTTAGTTCGCCACGTGCGTGGTTACGCCCATATAAGGCACTAAGTAACGGCGAACAGTTTCGTGTAACGATTGCGCGTGTGCTTGCCGAAAACAATGATTTATCCGTTGTAGATGAATTTACATCTGTTATTGACCGCACAGTTGCGCAAATTGGCTCACACGCCATAGCCAATACTGTTAGAAAACGCGGACAAAAGTTTGTTGCTGTGGGTTGCCATTACGATATACAGGAATGGTTACAGCCCGATTGGATTTACGAGCCACATACTGGCAAATTCACTTGGGGGTCGGTTCAACCCCGACCACAAGTGGAACTTGAAATCATATGGGCAAAGTATGAATCGTGGCACACGTTCGCACGTCATCATTATCTAGACGCCAATTTAAACAAGGCGGCATATGTATATGTTGGTTTAATTAAGGGACAGCCTGCCTGTTTAGCGGCTGTACTGCCAATGCCTAATGCACACGTTAGAAATGCAAGGCGGTTTAGCCGTAACGTAGTGTTACCTGACTTTCAAGGCATTGGACTAGGCAAATACTTCTTAGACGCTATCGGCGCTGGCTTAGTAGCGCAGGGACTAGCGGTTTACGCTACTGCCAGCCACCCTGCACAAGTACACAATTTCAATAAATCGCCGAATTGGGAAATGATTCGTATGCCATCTAGAGTTGCCAAACAAGGCAAAACCAGTTCGTTATCTACACGTATGGGCGTTAGTAGAGCGCGTGTAACAAGTTCATTTAGATTCAGAGGCGAACCTGATACGGAACTCGCCAAGATATTAGCGCCATTACCGAAAAAGTAACGTATGATGTGGCAAATATTTAGTGAATACATAGGCGGTGAATATGTGCGATGTGTGTGACAGATACGCCTACATAAGTGACATACGTGAGGCGATTGCGCAAGACATAGAGGCGGCAAAACGACCCGACCCACAATACGTAGAGGACAATATGGTTAATGCAGGCTTGCAAATAGCGGCGCACATAGCGAGAGGTAAAGCGTAATGCCAATTTATGATTTCTATTGCGAGCCGTGTAACGAGAGTGAAGAACACTTTTTTGGCTTTGCTGATAAACAAGAAGTTGTGTGCGTAGAGTGCGGCGCCGATATGACTAAGACTATTTTCCCTGTCGGCGTTATATTCAAAGGCGATGGTTGGGCTGGTCGTAAGGCGCTATGAGTAAAGATAGGCATTTCGGTAACGCTGAGTTAAACGCCAATGATGATGAGTTACGGCGTGAGATTGCAAGCGACATAGAACGCCGAATATTGCCTATGTGCGAATCGCAAGATGAGATTGGTTTAATGAAGATGGCTATTGCTTTAGTGAGAGGTTTCTAATGAAACTATTAACAGGCTTTATTGGCGCGGCGCTCGCTGTGCTTTTTGTTGCGTGGTGCGTAATGTTATTGGCAGGCGCTGTTTATCCTGTGAGTTATGAGCAATCGTTGCATACGTTGTCCATTCTTTATATTGTTACAGCGTTACTACGAAAGGCAGACTAATGGCGGCTAAGAAAAGCAAACTTAATCCTGAAACGTTAGAGAAAGAAGCCAAAGTTCTTGAAATGAGGCGCGGCGGCTTTACGTTTGACTTGATTGCTACACGGCTTGGCTATGCGAGCGCCAGCGGCGCGTACAAGGCTTATCAGACGGCTTGCAATCGCATTGTTTATGCAGAAGTGGCAGAAACACGTAACGTTGAAATGGACAGGCTAGATATTGCACAAGCGGCAATATGGGGCGACATTATTAACGGCGCAACTCCCGAAGATAGAGCGCGTGGCGTACAGGCGTTAGTGCGCATTATGGAAAGGCGAGCCAAACTTCTTGGCTTAGATATGCCAACAAAGGCGCAGATTGAGGTAACTAATTATGACACCGCAACAATTGATTCCGAAGTCGCAAGACTTGTCGCTCTCCTTGATAGCAAGCCGCCACGTGCGATGGAGCCATCAGTTGGCGAGGACGGAACAATTACCAACTAACGATAAGAGTTGGACTACGTGGGTTTATTTGGCAGGTCGTGGCGCAGGCAAGACGCGCACGGCGGCAGAGTGGCTCGCGTGGCAGGCTAGTAGTAACCCACGCACTAGATGGGCTATTGCGGCGCCAACTTACGGCGATGTGCGTGATACTTGTGCAGAAGGCGAATCGGGAATTGTGCGTGTGTTACGTGAATACGGCACATTAAAAGATTACAACCGAAGTATCGGCGAAATTTTCTTAACTAACGGCTCACGTATTAAGTTATTTAGTGGCGAAGAACCTGACAGATTTCGTGGACCGCAATTTCACGGCGGTTGGTTTGATGAGTTAGCGGCGTTCAAGCACCCCGAATCGTGGGACCAATACCAATTTGGCTTGCGATTAGGCGACCACCCCCAAACAATCGTTACAACAACGCCACGTCCAACTAAGTTAATTAAAGACTTAATAACGCGTGAAGGCGTGAGAGTAGTACGAGGCTCTACTTTTGATAACGCCGCCAATCTAGCCGCGAGCGCACTTGCTGAACTTAAATTGCGTTACGAGAATACACGGCTTGGACGGCAAGAGTTATACGGCGAAATACTTGATGATGTAGAAGGCGCTTTATGGACACGTGTAATGATTGAAGAAGCACGTGTAACAGAAGCACCGCCATTAGTTCGTATTGTTGTTGCGATTGACCCTGCCGTAACAAGTAACAGCACATCGGACGAAACAGGCATAGTGGCGGCTGGCATTGACCACAAAGGAAACTATTATGTGCTTGATGATAAAACGTTACGCGCAACGCCTGATACGTGGGCGCGCCAAGCCGTTAATCTGTATCACGAATTAAACGCGGACAAGATTATTGCCGAAACAAATAACGGCGGCGATATGGTTGTAATGGTTCTAAAGCAAATTGATGTATCTGTGCCAGTAAAGAAAGTAAGTGCCACTAGAGGCAAGCAATTGCGCGCCGAGCCAATTAGTGCGCTATATGAACAAGGCAGAGTTCATCACGTTGGCTATTTTGAGGACTTAGAGAATCAAATGTGCGAATGGACGCCACTTAGCAACGAATCGCCTGATAGATTAGACGCGCTGGTGTGGGCATTAACAGAGTTAAATAACGGCGGTTCAAGTATGCTTGCACTTGCGGCGTTGGCTAAATTCTGCCTTAAATGCAGTATGCCTGCCAATAAGAACGCAAGTATGTGCTCTCATTGTGGCGGTAAGTTAGGGGAATAATGGCAATTACATATGACACTACGATTGACCAAGGCGCCAATTGGTTCATCAATTTTATTTATAATCAGCCAACTACAATTACAAACATCACGGCAAATGGCACAACTGTCACAGTAACTGCGGTCAATGCCTTTGCAGTAAGTCAATTAGTTTCTATTACAGGCGTTATTCCAAGTCAATACAATTTACAGAACGTGGCGATTGCTTCACGTAACGCAACGCAATTTACAATCACAAACCCTGCAACTGGCACTTACATATCAGGCGGCGTGGCATATGCGCCAGTTAATCTAACTAACTACACGGCGGCGTTACAATTGCGCTCGCTTCCAAATGACGCTACGGCGGCACTAACGCTTACAACGTCAAACGGCGGCATTGCAATTACGCCTTTAACTGGCACAATTGCTGTAACGGCAACTGCGGCGCAAACACGTGCTATTGATGAGGGTTACTACTACTATGACCTTGAAATTACCGATACGCCAACTGGCGTAGTAACAAGAGTGGCGCAAGGGCAAATTCTAGTGAGTGCGGAGATAACAAGATGAGTGATGATTTAGTTGTTGTTCAGCCAGTTATCCCAACTGTAATAGTAACGGCACCTGGTCCACAAGGCGCAAGCGGCGACCCCGCTTCCGTTTTCTACACGCACACGCAATCAATAGCAAGTGCCGTTTGGACAATTAATCACGGACTTGGCGGCGAGCCAACTGCGGTTGTTTTAGATTCGGCAGGAACACAATGTGAAGGCACATTTAGTTACCCAAGTAAAAACCAAATGGTGATAACCTTTACGAGTGCTTTCACAGGCACGGCGTATGTGATATAGGAGAAAACAATGAGCCGCAAATTTCTAGTCAGTATTGACTTAAACAAAAACGAATTACAAAATGCAGTAATTCAAAATCTTGCCACAGCGCCATCAACGCCATTGGCAGGTCAGGTTTATTACAACACAGGCGATAACCAACTCTACATTTACAATGGCACACGTTGGGAAGTTGCAGGCAACGCAGTTCAATCAGGCTTACTTGCCAATCGTCCTGCCGCTAACTCTGTGGACGCAGGAACTATTTTTTATGCAACAGATAATTATTTATTTTATTATTCAGATGGCTCAACTTGGCAACAAACTAATGCCTTTGGCAACGTAGTAACTGAAACATCTTACGGACAAGCATCAGCAAACGGCACAGCAACTAACTATGCACGTGCCGACCATACACACGGAACTCCTGCACTTGGCACAGCAACACCAAATGCAATTGCAGGCGTAACTGGTTCTGCTGGCTCTGCAACAACGCCATCTAAAGAGGACCACACTCACGCATTTACGCCAGCCGCAGATTTATCAATGGCTGGATTCAAACTTACAAACGTTGGCACACCAAGTGCAGACGGCGACGCGGCTAATAAAGGCTATGTAGATTCTGTTGCACAAGGCTTAGACACAAAGGCGTCAGTAGTAGCGGCAACAACAACAAACGGAACATTGGCAACTGCATACGCCAATGGACAAGTAGTTGATGGCGTTACTCTTGCAACTGGCGAACGTATTCTTATTAAGAATCAAACAGACGCAACAGCAAACGGCATTTATGTAGTTAATGCAACTGGCGCGCCAACACGTTCAGCAGATATGAACACAGGCTCAGAATTTCCAAGTGCATATGTATTCGTAGAACAAGGAACAACTAATGCCGATACTGGTTGGGTTTGCACAAACAACGCGCCAGTAACTCTCGGCACTACTGAAATTGTTTGGGCGCAGTTCTCAGGCGCTGGCACATACACAGCAAGCAATGGCGTTGTTCTTAATGGCTCTGTATTCTCATTTGCGCCACGTAGCGGATACGGCTTACAAACTGGCGCAAGCGGCGCGGAAATTAAACTTGCCACTACATCAGGCTTAAATCTCACAACAGATTTGGCAGTAGGCGCAGGACTTGGTATTTCCGTTCTTACTAATACAGTTGCCATTGATACGGCAGTTGTTGTTCGTAAGTATGGCGCAGATGTA